TCCGAGTTTTTCCTGCAACATCTTTCCTGCTTTAATACGACTAACAAGCACTAAAGTATTGCCTCCTTTAACAATATCTTTTAATAATTCTACAATATATTCTATGCGAGTTTCATTTGTAGTAAGATATGATAATTCACTAGAATAGGTATTGTACTGTACTGTATCTTGTAATTGCACGACATTTACTTTACAGTTTGCAAGTACTCCTTGCTCTTGTAAATCAGACGCTTTTAAACGATTTACAACACTACCTAAACTAACAACTAATGATACATATGCCCAATCTTCTTTTGGTATTGTACCTGTTAGTCCCCAACGAATAGGTATTTTTGCAAATGGTCCTGTAAGTAATCGTTTAAGTACATCTGCTTTTGCCATGTGTACTTCATCAACAATAATTGCACTAATACCATCTGTTAAATCGTGTAATCCTAAATCGCTTTCGCCGTCTTTAAAACGTTTATCTAATACATTGAGACTCTGCCAGGTGCATATCGTATGGGTTTTACCAATTTCCTTTCTATCCCCAAAATATACCCCGGCATCGAGTCCTAAATTAATATAATCTTTTTCTGTTTGGGTAACCAAATCCTTATTTGGTACAATAATTAATGTACCTCCATATTGTTCTACGCATTGACTTAGCGTGGCCGTAACAAGTGTTTTACCTGCACCCGTAGCAATTTCTTGTAAACTTTGTGGTTGTGATAAGAATTGATTTATAATACTAACTTGGTAATCTCTTAATATAATTGGTTCACCTACATTTTGATGACCTTTCGGCCATTTTTTATTCTTATGTGTATCCTGTGTAACAGTTATAAAATTTAATTCTTGTCCTTCGCGAGCATCTTCGATGTTAATATGATAACCTTCATTAACAAGTTCAGGTATAATATCTTCGAGGAGATTAAGAAAGGTCACACCACCAGGACTAAAATAACTAACACAACCATCCCAGCGACCTAATTTATAGGCGGGAACATGAAAAGCATAAGGCATAAAATACTTAAACTTCTTTTCAAGTTTACGCCTTGTAACTAAATCTAAATTATGTACTTTTACATTTACTTCATCTTTAATTTCAATCAAACAGTCCATATGTTTTGCCAAAAAAAAAGCCCCGAAGGGCTTTTTTATTACTTCCTTCTAATGCAAGTATTTTCTGCAAGTACCTTCCAACGGTCCGGAGACATCTTCTTAAGGTCTGCTAACTTGGTTACCATTCGCAAACTAACCTCACGTAACGTTTCAACATTGTCTTCTATAAAAGCTACTATTTCTTTTTGTCCTTCTGGGCCAAATCCAAATGGATCAAGCATTCCTTGACGTACAATTTGCTTTATTCTAAGCATCTTATCACGCATGGTGTCAAGTGTTAAGTCCAAGTAATGGCATCTTGAAAGGATTGCATTTAAGTGGTCTTTTAGTTTACCCTTCTTAACATTATCAAACTTTAAGTTTGTAATAAAAATTACAGATCCGCAAAATTCAAACTTCTCTGGAACACCTTCTCTGCGTAATGCTGAACTCTCTGTGTTCCAACTAATCATCCGCTTGCTACTGGAATCAAGTGCCGCCTTCAACAAGTTCAAACTAACTTCGTCCCAAAGGATGCTATCACAATCATCAAGTACTAAAACGCTTCCTGGATCAGCATACCTGTAAAGTAACTGGTACAATCCAATTGCACTTGCGGCTCCTTTTTCAGTTCCAAACTTAGTTGGCTTACCTGCAAGTTTGTCAAACATGTTATTCTTTTCTAGTATTTTTTCAACACCGTAACTTTTACCTACTCCTGGAGGTCCTGTTACAATCATTCCACGTACAATGCCATCAATTGATGCTTGTGACATTTCATCTAAAATTTCAAAACGTTCAGCAATTTCTTTAATACGTTCTTCGTCTGTTTTTTCAGGCTTTACTTCCTCTTTTTCTTTTAGTTTTACTACTGGTGGTAACAAGGTTTTTGCAATCACGCTGTCTCCTTTGCTAAGGTTAACATAAGGTTCTGGTAAATGCTTAGTAGTTTTAACTCGAAGATTTCCATCTTCGGTGCGGATAGTAATAAAACCATCCCATCCATCTTTAGGTGAATTAAATGCCTGGTAGGACTTAACTAGCGTACCAGTAGTTCCAACCATTCGGTTGCCTCTGTAATTACCGCTTGTTAGTTTAATCTGTGCCATTGTGTCTCCTATGTTTGCCAGTGTTTGCCTAATTACTTACTTACTATACATACTATTATACGGTCTTGAGACCAAAAGGTCAACCTCTTTTACCTCTTTTACCTCTTTTTTATATATTTTTAAAATTTTGGGCTAGGATCGATAAAAACGAGAGGATCTTTATCAGTATTTGCCCATTCTGGATACATTTCTAACTCAAATCCATCATAATGTTTTAAAACAACAACAGTTTCTGTGTAAAATTCAGCTACGATTTTAGCCTCTTGCTCTGCTTTTTTTCTGGTTTTAAATAAAGTCATAAGGTAACATCTTCTAATCCTGCTACTCGCAGTTTAATTACATTGTTAATTTGAAATTGCTTTGCTTCAAGGCCCTTCATTAGACCATGATACTTGTTGCGGAGAAACGCAACCTCGTTTATTATACCTTGTAAATCTAAAACGGATTGTTCACCATCAACATATTTTTCAACATCTCTACTAGTTAACGCTCTTTCGTAATGTTCTAAGTATTTTCTAAAAAGCCGGCCTCGTTCTTTTCGCATTAAAATATTGAAGTGTTCTAATATGCTTTCAAGCTCTTGCAACTGATTAAATCTATGTGCAACAATGCCTGGGATTTCTCTAGACGATTTCTCAACGTTACCTTTCATAGAAACTTCTAGACCAACATTTTTAAGCTCACCATTAAAATGATCAATGCAACTAGGAATTTTACTTATGTCCCGTTGTATAATTGTGAACCAGTCAGACATTACTAATTTGAATCAAATACATCTTCTTCAGTTTCTTCATCGTCAATATCATATTTTGCTTCTATACAATAGTCGATTGTTTTACTGTACCCTCTAAGTCCAAGTACACTTTCTTCCATGTCATATCCATGATCATCAAATAGATCTATCAATTGATCTGTTGCTTCTTCTAAGTCTGCTTGTTTGTCAACATACGTTTTTAGATTATCAAATAGTTCATGAAAAAACAAAATATCACTATCCCTCATCTGCATTATCCGGCTCCTCCTCAATAGTTTTTTTATTTATAAGAACCTCGGCCATTTTAACAATGTTTTGAGCTTCGATATCTTTATTACCAACATCATTTATAACCCTTTGGAGTTTTTCACCGCTCCAATTTTTACGAAACTCTTTAATTTCGTCGCCCGTCTCAGGTGTGTATCTTAATTTATTTCCGTCTTTTACTAAAATGCCTGCTTTTTCAAACAAGTCAACACAACCACTATACGGATCCATTCCTGTATCATATGGTATTTTAATTTGTACACTTTCAAACGGTTTTGCAAAACGTGTTTTCATTACTTTGCACGCCGATCGTATTCCACGTATATCTGTTATTTTGTTGCCTGCTTCATCTTCTTTAAGTTTTAGTTTTCGCATTGCAACTACTATTGACGAGGCATATATAAATCCTTGTCCTCCACTAATTTTATCATCAGGGTCAAACATATCCTGCGAAGCATATGTATGATTACAAGCAACAATTCCTACTGGATTACCTGCAATTAAGTTAACGGAATTTCGTACTAATGAAGTAAGTGCTTTGGGTTTACGACCCATGTCACCCTTCATATCTCCTTTTTCAAATTGGTCTTTATCGGTAGGTGTAAGTAACATACCTAACGAGTCAACAACAAACAATACCTTTTGTCGATCTTCATAGGGCTCATCTGCAAATTGTTCTTTATACCCTTTCATAAATTCACTTATAAACTTAGCAACTTCGTCAACCATAGATACACCGAATCTCATAAGTTTATCTTCGGCGACATCTACTCCTAATGCTAATAGCCAGTCTGAATCAAGTGCATTTTCTGAGTCAAGTATAATAGGAAGGATACCTTGCTGTTGGGCGTGTCGTACTAAATTGCCACTAGCAATAAAACTTTTTCCGCTACCGCTTTCACCTGCAAAACAAGTAACACGACCTAACGGAATACCTCTATTAAAATCACCACTAATAAGATAATTTAATGCATAATTTCCTGTACTAATCCAATCTACTGGATCATGAAATCCAACAGCCATTCCTGGAACGGCTTTTGTAATACTAGTTCTAAATTTTGATATATCAAATGGTCTAGGCATGAAATCCTTAATGATTAATAGTAAAGGGGCCTCACGACCCCTTTATATGGTTATGAATTGTTCTTACGCTCACGAATCATCGCAAGAATCTCATCCGCCGAAGGCTTAGTACTTTCAGTTTCAGATGTCGACTGGTCTTGCGGAACTTGTTTTTCCTGCTCTTGTTTTACTTCAACAGGTTGTGTTACCGTTTCGCTTATTGGAGTCGTCGACTGAACTGTTTTTGTAGTACCGTCGGTGGTTTTACTCATGCCAGCTGGTGTATAATAGCTCCCGAATTTTGCAGGATCATATAGCTCGCCGGCTACCGAAGCCTCAAACATATCAAAGATGGCCTTGAGCTCATCATTGTTTGGTTGTTTCGGCATAAAATCATTAAGATTGTATAGCCCATTAGTTTCAATTGCAGTACGTTCAAACTCATTTAAAGCTCTTTCTTTACGAGCCCAGCCTGAAGTAGTATAATCTGCATACTGACCTTTTTGGGTTTTAGTTAATTTAAAGTCAGTTCCATTTTCGTAGTCAGTTGGAATCTCTGTAAAGTCAGGATCCATTAACGCCGCCGAAATAATCTTGTATATAGACGGATTAATAATAAATCTACGAACTGGATTTTCAGGAGTTTCGTCCTCTTTCAGTGGGTTGTCCACAACAAATCCTTGGAATATATACGATCGTTTCTTCCAGTATTTACGTGCTTCGTTCTCTAAATTGGGGTCTTTGAACCAAGGACGGATTTCTGCGTGGATAGGACATTCTTTGCCCCACATTTCTACACAAGGAACTTGGACTATAATATTACGTCCTTCATCAGCTCCTTTAATTCCAGGAAAAGGAATTTTAATCATCTGTCGTTCTTGCCAGAAGAAAGTATTCTCTGTATCTTTATCTGGTAAGAATCGCATTGTTGCGGTTGAGCCTTCTGGTATGTTCCAGAATGCATAGATTCCGTTATCTTGCGTGAAGTTACCGCCGGTCTTCTGTTCTTTTTCTATAAGTTTTGCTCGAATTTCTGCTAAGGTGGGCATAGTGATTCTCCTTTGTTTGCCTGTTAATTGCCTGGATCATAAAACGCTATCTGCATTTTATGAACTTTATTATAACATGAAAGGCTAACCTAAGTCAACCTTTTTTTGTTACATTCTTATTTATCTTCGATATTCCTTATTTCGTTCAATATACTCTTTAAGGGTTTCTGGCTTCTTTTTTACACTTTCAGTAACTACTTGTTTGTCTGTTTTTGCGCCATCTTCAGTAAGTACTTCTCGTTGTTTATCACCTTCTGTAACTATTTTTGATAATTTACGCATATCAGTATCTTCACTCATTTTTTTAACAGTACTTTTTATATTTTTATTATGAGTATGAGCTCGTTCTTTTAAAATGTTTAAATCAGTTACTGAAACCATTTCTTTAATACCATGATTCCTAAACCTAACATTATAATGAGAAACGTTACCATCATCTGTTAATGTATGTTGTTCACGAATACAATATCCTTTTCCAAATTCTTTATGTTCAACATGAACTGCACAATTATGTGGAACTTTTTCGGCTACTTCTTTTATTATATTAGCAAATTTACGCATTTTTGCACTTTCGCCATAATAACCATAATCTTCGTCTGTACCCATTCCAGCTGATGCCATAGCAGAATCATGGTCTCCGTCAACACGAGCATCCCCTGGACCACCACTAAACATTCCAGTTTCTTGTTCCCATTCATATCTCGCATCATCAATGATTGCTTCGTTACCATAATGGTTGATATCTTTATTCATATCGGCAATTTCATAATCAATATGATCTTGACTAGTACCCCATGCCGCCATTTCATCATGCACACCACCCTCAAGTACGTTAAGAGTAATTACATCACCGTTTTCGTCTACATCTGCGGTATACTTTACATAACCAAAAAACGTTTCTCCGCCTTTGCCGACCCATTCGTAGTCGTCAATTTGGCCGTCAATTGTCATATTACCTGATTCAGTAACTATACGTTCTGCTTTGTCTAACGTATCAATTTCCTCAGCCTTTAAACCGGCAAGGTGTTTTAAATGATCTATAGTTTGAATATCTGGAATCATTGTGCTACTCCTGCTAACTTTGTCATTCTTGCTATTGATGGGCTAATAATTGCCGGTTCAATAGCATCTTGCTTTTTAGGCATTTCTTGTTTTTTAACTACTTCTTCTTTTATAGCATCAAAAAAGATATCATTACCTGAAAGTTTGCTTAATTTTTGATTAAGGGTTTCTTCAATAACCTCAAGAGCATCTAGTTTCTTTTCGCTTTCAAAAGTAATATTTGTTTTTACCATACGAAGAACTTTATTTCTATCATCAACATCCATGTCTGAAAATCCAGTAGCAACTTCGTTCAATAATGTTTTAAGTTTTTCATTGATTGCTTTTTCACCAATGTATTCCAACCATTGTTGATTCTTAACTGTAACATCACTAAATTCGAAGTTACTTGGGTTGTTTATGTCGTCATCCTCAAACAAACCAAGTTCTATCTTATTTTCAAGAAGAGCAAGTTCTAGCCGTTCCATTACTGTACCTTCTGAAACTAGTTTAGAAAGGTAAGGAAGAACCCCTGCCAACCGTTCATCAAATGTGTGTTGTGTTAAGACTTCTTGCAATTCGTTTTCGACATTTTCGTCACTTTTACTCTCGTTATTAAGAGTTTCGATCGCTTCAGTATATGTACGAGAACTTTTAATATGTGTTAATGTTTCCTTAATAGTACCTATACGCAAAGTTGCTAATTCATGAAGTCCGCTTACGCTATCATTTTCATGAAAATTATGACGTGTAAACTTAGTAAAATTCTTAAGTTCACTCATTTCTTCGTCAAGTGCAACAATACCTTGTCCACCAGTATCAAACGGTGTCCCTTCGTTTGCTATGTGTCGTGCCATTGCCCTAGCGGGGAGTAAATTTTTGCTAGGAAATTTAAAACGTTCTCCTTGGGAGTTCTCAATATAAATTGATTTTATATTGCGAGCTCTACTACCACGTGATTCTTCATTAACAGGTTTTGCATGACGTACAACCAATCTAGTACCGCCTACATCCTGATAGGATGACTTTGAAGAACCATATGACTTTGAAAAAGAACTTTCGGTAATATCTGTCATATCTGCTTCCTTATTTAAATCGAAAATATAATCTTTAGGTTCTAATCTATGCCCAAACTTTTTAATATTAAAATCTATCATGTATTTTTTAGCTAAATGTTTTATTGTATTAATAGTATCTTTAAAATCGCTAAACTCTACTTCTTTACCTAGATGAATTTTAATTTCCTCGGAAGACGAATGTACTATGATATTATTATCAGTTACAAAAAACCGAGTAGCTTTGCCGGGGTTTATAACTTTTGATCCGTCTTCATCATACATGCGAATAGTATATCCAAATCCTTTTAATATATTGAATATATTTTCGCCAATTGTGTTTAGATCAACCGCCATAAATCATAACCCTTCTTTATGATATTTATCAAATAAACCCAATCGGCATGGGTAAGTCGGACGGGTCTGTCCCAAGCGGATCTATTAATTCCTCATAAGCACCTTCGTCATGTTTCGTTAATGTTTGAACAATTCGTACACATAACACGGCTGCCATTACTAAATCATCATGTTCTCCGTCTTTGGCGGCAAAACTTCTACCTCTAGCAACAAATACTTTGAGTTGTTTTATTAAATTTCTGCTATAAATTTTTATTTTTTGATTCTCAACAAAATATTTTAATCTAGCACATGCTTCTAATTTATTATTAAGCGTTGTTACCATACCTTTATAAAATTTTTGTCCTCGTAATTTAGGCTCATTAACTAACACTCCATAAAAATTTTGAAGACCTAACTCTTCTAGAACTTGAATTGATGCTTTGCCTATACCATTATTTTCTATACTATAATAAATGTTATTTTCATCTTCTTGTACTTTGTGTATTTCATCTAATATTTCTTGTAATACAAGAATTTGCTTACGTACATCAGTTTTATTATGTTGCCATTCTGCAACTTGCTGAAGTCCTGGTAAACTAAAAACTTCTATAGCAGAGAAATCGCTTCCTGTACCGATACACGGATCTAATCCAATTATATAGGTTGAGGTAGATTTTAATTGCCCAAACCAACGTATTTCTCCTGTTTTACGTACAGCATCTTTTGCTTCCATTAATACTAATTTTAATGGTGAAATTAATGTTTCATCTGCTGTTATAAATTCACATTCGTGTTCTCTTCTAAAACGTTCTTCACCTATTTTACCTCGTTCTTCTGCGGCCCATGCATCATTGCGATCAGGATGTTCATTCCAATATGACCTAAATGGTTTAAATCCATTTTTACCTAATTCCTGTTCGTTACCATAATCATCAATATTATCTACTGCTGATTTCCATATTTGTGCAAATTGATCATTATCTTGGTTTGGTGTACTAGTAATAATACATTTACCGCCCGTTGATAGTGTTGGTGAGATTGATGTCCAAAATTCTTGTGCTATTCGTGGTGGCACAAATGCAAACTCGTCTAAGTAAATTAATGTTAAACTCATACCTCTACCAGTATTTTCAGTTGTTGCTTGCGATACTATTCTACTGGCATTATCAAACTCTATACTTCCTCGATTATAACTTGTGCAACCGGCTTTAATCCAATCTGGCAACATTTCATAAATGAAGCGAACACGTTGCATTATTTCCTGAGCGCCAGCATATTTGTGAGCGGCAATTAATACTGTACTATCAGGTTTAAACATACAATACCATAGCAAGTATGCCGCGGCCGCAGTAGACTTTCCTGTTTGCCGGGGTAGCATTGCAATAGCATATCGATAATCGTTATATGTGTTTATTAATTTTTCTTGATACTCAAATAAATCAAACTTAACTTTCCCTTTTATAGGGTGTTGTATATAACAATAATGCTTAACAAAATGAATTGGATCATCGATACAAATAGTAAATTCATCTATTTGTTCTGGAGTCCATTGCTGAGCTTGATATGGTTTTTTAATTAAAGAAGTGCTTGCTTGATTTAGCATCTATCTCGTATTATTGATTTCGTGATGCCGCTTCTTGACGTCTTCGGAGGGCACTTTTATATCCTGGCTGTCCAGGTTTAAGCGAAGTATTATACCCTGTATTTGATGTATTTGATTGTGTGCCCCGACGTTGGCCTGAAGGCCAATGCGTTTTACTATTTTTACTTACAGCTTTTGGTGCGGGTTTGTTTTTTTGTTTTTTTCCACTCCATTGAGATAGATCATCTGTGCCTACACTTAAATCAAGCGGGCCTAGTTTGTGTCCAAGTCGACCACCCAATTTAGCGTTGCCATCTTTATCAAACGCCATCTTGAGTCCACCTAGAAAACTACCAAGTTTAATGCCACCTAAGCCAATATCCCAACCAGCTTCTTCAACTGGGGTTGTCAGCTCTTTTTTTTTGAAGGATTGCCATTCAGCCATTAGCTGAACTTCGTTAAGGGGATTGTCGCCGTTTTCTGTGCCACTGTCAGCTTCTTTGCCACGAGTTTTACCAAATCCTCTAAAGGACATATCATCAATGTCACCAAGTTCCATAGGTGAACCACTAAATTCAGGTGATGCATTTTCAAAATCATCGGACTCGTGTTCGTATACTTCTTCTTCAACAGGACCTTCTTCAGGACCTTCTTGGGGAGATAATATTTGGATTGTGTCACGCATATCTTGAGTTGGGTGCATTCCACATCCGCCACCAACAGGTGCACCATCATCTGATGGAATTTCGGGTTCAGCCGGAGGTGCTGGAGCTTCATGTTGCACTCCTGCTAGTCTAACTAAATCTTCTAATTCTATGGACACCTTCATATTATTTCCTTGCTGTTTTTAATTTTAAATCTTTTCCTGGATTTGGTATTGTGTTCTGGCCGCTTAACGGACTTGTTTTATCACCTTCGGGTATTTCTGTTGCAGTCTCTGAGCTTTCGCTTGCAAAGTCAAACTTTCTGCTCTCTAAACCCTTAAGAAAATCTACATTATATTCACCGCCATAATATCTACCATCACTTTTAACTTCGTCACCTGAATATTCAGTTCCCATAATAGCTTCTTTAGGACCTTCGTCAGGAACTCCTTCTTCTTCAAGTTCATTAAGTGGATCAGCTAGGTTTCGAACTTTTAACTTATATTCTGGTAAGTTAAGATATTCGACTAGTTGTTGTTGTAATATATGAGGTGCAACTGGTAAATTTAATTTTGCATCTACAATATAAACATCTATTGCACTACCTTGACTAGCAAATTCTAGTGGCTTGGTTTGCGTCATTAATTTTCTAGCAGAAGAAATAGAATCAGGATTATATCGTTTAAAGAATACATCCATTTTATCATCAATGTCAGGATCTACTTTTTCTCCCAACGGAACTGCCATTTTAACACGCAAATCATATTGCTTTTTTGATTCGGTTAAATATTCATTTAACGATTTCATATTTTATTCCTTGTCGTCGTCTTTTTCTTCTCTGACTTCGTCTTCTTTTTCTTTACTTGCCTCAGAAACCATATCAGAATATTTTCTTAATAGTGTTTGGGCTGACTGATCCGGACTTGGCTGCCATTGACCTTCTTTAGATTCATCAACTTCATCTTTAGATTCGTCATCTTCTTTTGCTTCATCGACAACTTCTTCGTCTTTAGATTCATCAACTTCATCTTTAGATTCGTCTTCGTCATTAGACTCGTCAACTTCTTTACCTTTTTTAGCATCAATATGTGCTTGTAATGCCGGAGGCAAGGTGCCTTCTTCGACTTGTTCTTCGGATTCGTCGACTTCTTTGGCTTCGTCAACTTCTACTTCTTCTGCTTCTTGCACGGTATTTTGTGCATCAAGCATATCAGCATATTTGCGAAGTACAGTAACTGAATTGCTATAATCCATAGTATTTGTCCTATTTACTTTATGAGTGTGTTTTATTTATTTATCATTATTTTGTGATAAGGCACTTAACATTGAGTTCCTATCAGAAACAATAAAATCACTTGATTCTATTACTTTTGGTTCCTTGTGTGTATTTTGATCAAGGCGCATTTTTTTAAGTTGTAATTCAATAGATTTCAATTTTCTATCTGCTTTAGCATTTTTAGCATCTATAGCATTTTTTAACATATCTTTTGCCGCGGAAAAAACATGTCCTGCATTCCTATCTTCTACATTAAAACCTAAATCCATTAAGTCTTCAAACGCTTTTTCTGCTTTATCGGCATACCTATCCATATCTGGATCGGTGGTTTGTGTATCATGTACCAACGGCAATGCAGTATTAATGCGATCGCCCATATCAACTGCTGTACTAATGCTAGTTGTTGCTACAGGTATATCTTCCTTAGGTAACTTAGACGAATCAATTATTGGAGCTGACATTGGCATTTTAGTTGCTACTGGTATCTCTTTTTCGGGTTCTAGAGTAGGTTTATCTTCTTTTAGTTTTCTTGTCTTATAGAACTTTTCTGCTTCTACAGGATCAGCTAAATCAAACAAATCTTCTAATTTTTTAGTCATCTCTTTCGCTTCCCATAGTTATTAAATATTTCTTTTTCAGTTACAACACGAAACGTAATTCCTTTACGTTTACACCATTCATTAGCGGCTGTCCACTTAGCGGCATTTAATGCAACCGATGCTTGATCTTTCTTTGATTTTGCTTCAGTAATACTAGATTGAGTGCTTGGCTTTATTTCTACCATTTCCATTTTCTTTTGGCCTTTTTTATTTTGATATACAATAAGAAAATCAGGTACATAATTTGTGTGTTTGCCTGTAAATGGATTTCTATACGGAATAGAATGTCCTTCACTTGCCCATCCAATTACACCAGGATGATCGTCACACATTCGCATAAAAACAAGTTCCCAGCTACTTCGGTATCTTGGAGTATGTTTACCAAAATACTTTCCTGGATTTTTACATGTAAACGATCCTTGGTGGTATCTTGTGCTTCGCATCAATTACAATCCAAATATATCAGTGAATACGTTTATGCCATCATCTGGACCACCGTCGTCGTTGTCTCTTGTTTTGTACATTACATTTTCAAAGACTACACTCATTGTCCAAGTAACTGGTTGTGATTCTGTGTATGTCAAAGTATCATGCATGATACTGTTTATTACAGGATTATATAAAATAATAGGATCTAGCGGTTCGTTATTCATATTATCATCCCATCCTCTATAAACTATAATTTGCTTAAAAAAGTTTTTATCTTGTGAGGCTTCCGGAGGACTATAACCAAAATGACCTTGTTGGTCGTCCAAGTGAGTATCATTAGTTAATAATGTCGAATCGGCATTAGTTCTATCATTGTAATAATAGAAAAAGTATTTTTGATAAAATGTTTGAAAACTTTTATCAACTGTATCATAAAATATTAAATTTATCGGCGCATAATTAAAGCCAGTTTGTACTACTCGTTTTCTATTATATTGATTTACTATTTGGGTTTCAAAATCAACACGAGGTAGTTCTACTGATACTGCTAATGGGAATGACCCCATACTTAATTCCGAGCCTGAACCTGACGAATTAGCAATAAACTTAACGAAGAATTTGAACTTTTGTCTGGGCACCGCGTCTAGAGCGTCGCTAGGTGAACCCATAGTTCTAAAAAATTTTTCAGCTCGGTTATATAAGGCCATAATTAATTACTGGTTGTAGCACCAATATTAAGTCTAGATGGCGCTCTACTTAATAGTGCAACACCGTTCGCACCTGTTTGTTCAGCATTATCATATCTGATTGACAGAGTTACTGTCTGTACTTCCGTACCACTTGCGTAATTACTTTCGCTATATTGAACTTGTTGCAAGAAACATCCACTCATATTCCATGAATCTAAAATGCTATCTTC